CGCCATACCTGAATAATCAAATTTTTGCATAGTATCCCTTTAAGCGATTTAATATCAATATTATAGTATAATTATGTCGTTATGTATTTGATAGGGGTACTCACTCCCCCGTCAGTATCTCTATCAAATTTATAAGACGGGGGTCTGAATATGACAAATAGAATATCATGTTTATGCGAAGATTGTAAATTTTATAAAATAGATACGTGTACTAAAAAGAATATTTACATAGATAAAACTCAAAAAGAATGTGAATATTTTAAAAGTAAGTACAGTTCTATGAAAGTAAAAAAAATATTTTTAAAACCATGTAATTTTTAAGTAGGTTATTATGAAAAAAGAATATGAGGATTATATTATTAAAAATGCCTACAAGGACTTAAATTCATTAAGTAATTGGGTAAGTGATTTTTGTGATAATTTTGACTTAAAAATAAAATGGAGCGGGTTGCATGAAACAAACGCAACTTTTAGCAAAACATTAAAAAGCTTAGAGTTAAAAGGGCTAATTAGGTGCGCATTTAAATGCAAAATGGATAGAGGTTGGGGGCATAAAGGGGGATGTATAAATCATTATACTCTTACTACGAATGGATATGAGCATCGAAATATATTAATTGAATCATCAAAAAAAGGGATACATTGAAAAAGATTATATTACACCTATGTGCAGATTTAGGAAGCGATAGCAGGTTTTACCAACTTGATAATAACTATGAAGTTATTATGATTGGTGAAAAAATAGGTGTTGAAAATTATCATCCCCCTAAAAATGTGCATGGAATAATTGCGAACCCTGTATGCACTGAACTTTCAACTGCAAGCGGTTTTCATAAAGAGCGTGATATAGAGTTAGGTATGTTTTTAGTAAATCACTGTCTTAGAATTATAAACGAAGCTAATCCGAAATGGTGGGTTATGGAAAATCCTGCAAGGGGTAGATTGAAAGATGAATATAAACCTTTTAATCATAAATATCAGCCTTGGGAGTATGGGAGTCCTTGGACTAAAGAAACTGCATTATGGGGTAATTTTGTAATGCCGACACCGCTATATACAAAGTGGGAGGATGTACCAAAGAATGATAAACTATATATTAGACCAAATAGACCAAAACCTGCATTGGCTTTTTTACATAAGAGTGCATTAGAACATATCCCTGAGTTCCATTTTGCAAGAGAGCATATTAAATGCGATGCTGATTTACGATCAATGTGTAGTCAAGGGTTCGCTAAGGCATTTTATGAGGCTAATAGATAGCAATGTTTAGGGGAAAAGCTCCCCTAAAATTACGGAGTAGTTACCGCCGCAAGAATCATTACTGGTACAGAACAAATCTCCAAAACTGCTTTATACATTACAGCATTATCGATTGTAATTGCTACACCGTCAGTACTAACGCCAACTTCAAACGTGATGTAAGTAGGGTTTGTGAGTGTACCCGCTGGCTTGTCATTCAATGCCAAAATCAACTTACGTCTTGTATTGGTTGAATACATAGAACGAAGATCAGCTTGTCCAAGTGCATCAGCAGCACTAAATAGCAAATCCATTGTAAGGCTTGGAAGTTGCAATGAACCTAATGATTTTGCGACCTCTGAAGAGCTTAAGCAAGAATATTGCTGTACATTACGAGACGTAGTTACATCCCCGATATTTTGCACACACCCGATAGATTTACCACCTGCAATAGCGGTTAGAATATCAGCTGAAGTTGTTGTTGCTACTGTGGTAGCGACTAATGTTGCTGTTGTACCTTGTGACTCTGTGATAGTAATCATATTACTTTCCTTTGATTATGAGATTTCTCACACAAATTATATCTAATCTTTAGAGTAGCTTTTATAGCGAATAGTGACTGGCACTTTATAATGACCGTCTCCAGTATTCATCCCACCGCTTGCATAAGAAGGCTTATGTACTGTTAACCCCGTTGCAATGACTGTACCGACTTTAAAAGCCGTGATAATCTTATCTGCTAACTTTGAGGCATTGATAGCACCGATTCCGTCAAGCGTCACAGCGTCGATTTGGATAATTCCGTACTGATACTCGCATCCGTCGATTGAAGCGTTCTCAGTGGGGGCAGGGATAACGTATACCGCTATGTATTCAGCAGGAATGGTTGTATAGCTCACATTTGGATAAAAGATTTTAGGTAATCCGCTGATTGTTGATAGTTTGGTGAATACGCTTGTTAGGATTGTTTCGTTTGTCATTTAAAGCTCCATTTAATAATACAAATTATACAATACATCAAGCCCACCTAAATGGCATGGAAAAGACGCTACTACTCAGTAGCTGACCTATCATCTTCAGATAGGATTTCAATCATGAATGAAAAAATCAAAAATCAAATAATACTTATTGAGGAAAGAATTAGGAAGTTAAATATAATTTTAGATCATATAGATGATGATGATTCTGAAAAACCATTAATGCTTCATCTAATAGAAGTTTATAAAATAGACTTAGAAGACTGCAATAGATATTTATCATGAAAATAGAATTTGATACAGAAACTAATGAGTTAAAAGTTGATGGGATGATTGTTACCCCTATACGTACTAATTTAGCAGTAGATACAAATTATCTTGGTAGGTTAGATGGTGGTAAAGAATTACTTGGGCATTTTTTAGATTTAAATATTAAGTTTTATAAACCTATTTAAAACCTCTTAAGTGATGAAGTAATCTTTTCAACTGTAATTCTTACCATACCATTTGGGTTACGTGCTTGTTTTGACCACCCCATCTCGAGAGGTATTATATAGCTTAAGTTATTAGTTAAATAAAACACTTTACCACTTGCTTTTTGGGCTGTAGCTATTGCCACTGATGTAGCGTCAGTGTCTCTTCGTGTTTCACTTGTTGCTGTTGATGCCTCTCCGATTGTAGCATACCAATTTCCAGCCGCTCTACCGCTTTTACGTGGTGTCATTTCAATTATACTCGTCGAAGCTTCAGCGCAAATATGGATTACCGCATTATCAATACTTAATCCCGTTCGCTTTGCATATCCCGCGATATTATTTGCAAAACTCATACGCGCAACTGTACTTTATATAATAATGATGTACTAGCTGGCTCGACTACCGATACAGAAATAACACTATAAGCGATTGCGCTATCAACTATTTTATCAGCAGTGGTAACCAATGATGTTGTTAATAATTTCTTGTCAGTTGATAAAATTAAAGTCCCATCGATCTCATTCAATCCATAAGCCACTACTACCCCATCAATTGAAGTATCGACATTAACCTGCGTTGGACTCCATGGGTCACCTGAATTTACAACTGTGCGCTTTAAAATTGTTTTACCAAAACGATTAATTAAACGCACCGAAGTGGCTGATAAACGTGCGTAATCAAATTTATCAGCCATTGTATTAAACCTCTAAAAGAGTAGCAACAAGCCCTACTCCACCCGTAATGGCGATAACACCGCGTAGATACTCAAAGATTTCCTCTGTGTTGATTGACTTAACAGCGCCCGCTGCGATTGAACCGATAGCATAACCCGCTGATACATCGATCGAACCAATACCGTTAATAGATACTGTTGAAGAACTTGCACCGTCGATAACTGGGGTTAATGCGCCCGCTGTAGCATTACGAAAAATAAGCGTTTGGCTTACTCCTGAACGATACGTAAAGGTATCAAGCGTCCCCGTGAGTGTTGTTTCAGTAATGGTTTTTACTCCACCACCTTTAATATTCGTTGCCGCAATACTAGCCATTGCTAACTCCTTATAGTTTTATTATCAATATTATAGTATAATTTTTATGTTATGAATTTGTTGAGGTTGAAGAACGTTTCTCCAACCGCTTCAACTTCTACAAATTTATCGGTTGGAGAACCTACAATGTTAAATAATCAAGAAATAAACGCACCAGTGTTAATAGAAAATATTGGCATGAAATATCAAACATTATTATCTTCTGAAAAAAGATCATTTGGTATTTATAAATGTCAATGTGGTAATTTATTTGAAGCTAGAATAGATCAAATAAAAAGTATTAAATCTTGTGGATGCTCAAGGTATGAATCTATTAAATTTTTAAAT